GCAGGTAAACCAAACCCAAATAAAGTAATCTTACCAGTAGAAGGAGTAATAATACCACAATTATTTTCAACTGTAATATTTTGGCCATCAACTATCTTGTATATAATAATTTGTCTATTCGCAGAATTGGTTATAGATATATCACCGAAGTAATGGTCGGCACCACCTGTCTCTAATTTAAAGGCACTTGAATTTAAAATAAAGTCTGTAGAGTTACCACTCTCATAGAAAGGAGCTGCAAAGCTTAAATTAAAGTTATTCAATAATTTAGATTGTCCTGCTATTATATTCTGGAACATATAAGGTCTTACAGTACTATTTAAAATAGAAGGATCAGACTGATCAATAAATTTAAGTAACTGCGAGTGTCTTAAAACACCATCAAACTTATTTAAGTTATTAAAGTTATAATCTGCAATAACATCTTTAATAAGTGATTCTAATTCTGCCGCAGTTCTATCTGTTAAGTTAGGATTAAATTTAAAGAATACATCTAATTCTAAATATGTAAAGTTAGGGTCTACTATCTCAGGGGTAATAGATACAACATTCTTGCCTTTTAAAATAGTCTCTTTAATAGATAGCTTTTCACTAGCACTTAGAGTCTGAGCTGTTAAAGGTTTAATCGCGACATATACACTTCCAAAATCCACAGGATCATTATCTTCTCCACCCCATGTTGAGATAGATGAAATATTAGAAAAGGATTTAAGTATAATAGATTTATAGTCCTCTGATGTAACGGCCCTACCTTGAGAAGTAAAAGTTAAAGGAGCATTAAAACGTATCGAGTCAATACTCTCTGGTATTGTACCACCCGAAGCATTTGAAACTGTAGTAGTAGTAACTGATGATTCAGTTGTTAAACCTACTATAGTATCTTGATGAGTAAAGACACTTGCACCATTGGCTTCTTCTCCATGGGTATAAACATAATCGACAGTAACGATATTATCATTCACGGGTTTTTTACCAGTAACTCCATCGCCGAAATAAACCTCATAATAACCATTTGGATTTTCTTGGAGATAATAAACTTGAGAAGCTGAATCTACAGTTAAAAGTGTTTCAAACTTAGTATATACTTGATAAGAAGTTGATTGTTCATTCTCTTGGACTCTGACACGAAGTGTTGAAGTATCAGCGTCTTTATCTGAGAGTTGGAACTTCTGATTCTCTATATCATTATCCACTCGATAGAGTAAAGACTTGTGTCGGCCCTCGGCCAATTTTACATTAGTAAAAGTATAGGTGTTAGTTGAAGTATCTAAATTGGCTGATACATTTTCTAAAGTAGAAAAGTCATATGTAATACCAGAAGCTTCTGAGGTAAACTTTGACCCTCTTTTTAAAATGATTAATCCTGGTCGCGTACCACTTTCGTTCGTGGCATCTACTACTACATTTACAGTAGCTCTTGGAGATAAAACAGAACGTGGAGTATAACCTAAGAGCTTGGCTCTTGTGACTACATTACCTCTTATCTGTGCTGAATCTAAAAAGGCTTCATTCAGAGAGTAATGAGCAGCGACTGCATTATAATGCGTATTATATGAGAGAACATCTAAGAGTACATTTAAACCCGATCCCTCAAAGTCGTGGTCAGTAAACTCATTTTGAGCTTTTAAAAAGTTTTTTAGATTCTTCTTGATTTCGTCAAAATCTAATTCTGTGACATTTAAATTACTTGCCATAATATCTTACCTTATTCTTCGTAGAACTATATTAACTTGTCCTACTTCGTTAGTTTGTCTTATTAAGTACTTAACTTGTATATTATAATTATTCTGTTCGGGTATACCCTTTACAGTAATTTTAATTAAACGGATACGTGGCTCACTTTCTAAGATAACATCTTCTATATTTTCTCTTAACGCTATCTCTGTAATAGTATCCATAGGCTCAAATAAAAGAGCTTTTAAATTCGCCCCTATCTGTGGCTGAAAGGGTCTCTCAAAGAAGTTAGTAAGAATTAAATTCCTTACGGCATTCTTTATCGCCTCTGAATCTTTCAAAGGTGTGATATCATTACGGAAAGGGTGTAAAGTTAATTTTAAATCTAAATCTCTATAACCCTTAGTACGAGCGGTTCTATTAGTTACACTCTTATCTGATATGTTAATCGTACTTGATTTTCTTTCTACTGTTGCCATATACTTATTTATAACCTTTTATATGATGATTGTAATATTTTGGTTTACTTCTGTCGCGTTTTGTAGTATAATACTATTACCACTTATAGTATAATCTGTATCTAATACACCAGATACCCCATCAATTAAAACTTTATTAGGTGCGACTTCCAGAGATAAAACAGAACCGAAATTGTCAACCCCCTGTATAGTGGACTGATCTTTCACCCTGGTAAAAACGTATATATCTGGCGAACTTCCTGTATCTCCTACTAGCGGGGTCGTATTTCTAGTCAATATAGGGAGAGAAGTTTTTCCTGGATTTAAAACGGGTGTTATAGTTAAAGGGTTAGTTAGGTCTATACTCTTCGGCAGCCCTATTAAAGAGAGAAAGTCACAGAAGTCAAACATCACCCAATCTAATATCTTTCCAAGTCCTATTGCGTCCAGAAATTTCTTTACTGTATTCAACCATTCTTGTATTAGATACTTCGGCCAGTTCTCTCCAAAGTCTCTTAACCCTTCTAAGAACCTTTCCATTCTTCTTTCATCACTGATAATAAACTCGTTGGGTGTACCCCCTAATATATCCATCAAATTAAAACCCGTTCCTGGTATACTAAGTGATTCCAAAGAAGTAATTATCTGTTCTCTGACATCTTGTTTCAAGTTATCAGGTGCGTCTCGTAATTCGTCGCGTAAGCTGTCTATTCTATTTTTGATTAATGTTTCTATATCTAAACTAGTCAACGCTGGCAACGAGGGTAATCCTAAAGCGGACCATATCTCATCAAATAATTCTATTAGTTTTCCGGCAGCGCCATGTATTAAACCTAATGCGCCTTTGTTTAATTGTGCCATTATATATGAAAACAATGCCTCCAATTTAAAGTCGTCACTTACTAACCCATACTCACCATCGTATACTTTATAGGGGTCTGGAATTAATGCATATAATTCGTTTAATTGGTTTACAAGCTGACCTTTTAGTGTTATAATATAAGTAGCATCAGTAAAGAACTTTAGTAAGTCTATATTAATCCCTATCCCTGGTATAGGAACAACAAAGTTTATTGGAGTTATCTCAGCGATTAATTCTAGTATCTTAACTTGGACGTATAGATGATATTCTTGTATCAACGCTGTAATGCGCTTCTCCCACTCGATCTCTGGTATTGTGAGAGATGCAAAGACTGGAGAAGAAACACTGATAGGAAACGCTCCTAGTAAGTCATCTATTTCCTGGAGTAAATCTTTTATTTCTTGTTCTGGTCTATTCGCAAGTTGAATAAAGACATTAGTAAGTTCTCCCTTAGTAGGAAGAAGAACCGCGGAACAAGGGATATCGATTCGGGTAGACATAGTTAAGAAGGCGTTCCGTTAAGATATATCTGAGGCGCTGTAAGTAATATGTTCCCTTTACTATCGAAAGTTATAGTAGAAGTAGAATTCGTGGCATGTGTGATTTTAATAGTTTCAGACCCTGATTTATTTTCTATCTCGAAGAGATGACCTGCCTGCGATTTATATACTTTCTTGGTAGTAGAGTGTTCACTAGGAACATCCACGACGCCATCAGTCTGTGACGAGATCGATCCCATCACCATTGGATCCTGTGCGCTTGGACCGTCTCTAAAGAATCCTACCACCCATGAGCCTATCTCTAATTGATGTGATGATCCATTTCCTTTAAGTCCCGCTGATGTAGTAGGCATCATTACAGTCGCCCAGGGAAGATCACTAGTCTTTAATACTTTTTCATCCTCTTCATACCAACCAAAAGGTCTGACTTTTACTCTATTCATTTTTTCTGGATCGTCAATATCTTCTATCACACCTGTGAACCAGGAGAATTGTTGTTCTACAAATTCGTCTCTTCTCATTATATTACCTCTTTCTTATCTAAATCGACACTGCTTGAGTTTCTTTTCACAGTTACACTCATCAGATAGTCATTTGTTTTCATATCATGTACTATATTAGTAACTAAATATTTTCCACTTTGAACTTTATTCACAGTTTCTTTCGCTTTACTTTCTATTCGCGTCTCTGGTATTTCTATTTCTATAATCATTCCCACATTTAATCTAAAATCGCCGGGTATTAATATCTCATGTGATTGATATTCCATATTCTCTAAGTGTGAATAACCTTTTCCTACATTACTTTGAAGTGTCGCATAGTAATTATCTTTCTTATCAAAGGATTTACTATTAAGATTAAAGAAAAAGTTTTTCGCTGCAGGGAAATCTGTTAAGCTTTTTTCTTTTATTTTATTTTCTCCATCCAAATCCGCAAAAGGTTTAAATTCTTCTATGGTTGAATTGGTATCTTTCTTATAATTATATATTTTTTTGGATGTTGTTTTAGTAGCTATATCAAAGAAGTGAGACGTATTAGAAAAAGCCCCTTGTTGAAGTCCTGTGAACTTAGAAACACTATAGTCTGAAGACATTTCTATGATTCTTTTTCTTGTTTCTTCGTAACCTTTGTCTGATTCCAAATTACTAGTAAGTGTTTCTCTTATAGAATACTTATCAAATGGTTCTTGATCAATCATACTCTTAAGGCTTTTGAATTTTATTCCATTTGTGAAAGTCTCATAGAAATAATAAGGAGTTCCATCGTCAAATGTATTTACTAATAAGAAATTTATTGCACTTAATGGTTTGAGTTTAGGAAAAACTCCAGACATTTTAGGAGTCGCAGTGTCTATCTCTAGTTCTTTCTTAGGGATATCCAAATCTGACATACAGATGTTTTGAATCGTTTGTCCTACTGTTCCTTTAAAGGAATTACCCTTGGATATCACTTGATTACTGAGAATATGCGGTGAAATACACCTCATCTGATACGTCGTCAAGCCACGTTTTTCCTTGACAAAGTTCAATACCTCTATGACACGAAAATCGAGTAAATATTTTTCTTTTCCGTAGTGTGCGTTTCTATCTAATTCTACGGAAATTTTTTCATTACCAGAAAGTCTTAACCTCTCTATGTAATTTTCTGAATCCCCTACAGAAATGATAATTTCCAGGCCTGGATTCTCTATATTTTCGATTACTTCTATTCTTGTTACTAGATTAGTGATGTCAAAATCAAATTTTCCATTTTCTCCATGAGTATGATTCGATGTGATTATTATTTTTCTACTATATGAAGTAGGTATTATTGTATTTCTGGCAGAACTTTTTTCAGACATAACTATTTTTTTTATTTGTTAAGAATTTTCTCAAATTCTGACACAAACTCTCCTATGAATTCTGGATTGATTACTCTAATAGAGGACCTTTCGTCATTTTTTTCTTGAATGTGTTCTCTATTAGTCACTATAGACAATGCGGTTTCTGATTTGGCCAATCTTTCTGATGGAATATTTAATTCATTCTGTAATCCTTCTACAGTTGCGTAAGAAGGTTGGTATAAATTTGAGATAGTGGTTGGATTTCCTTCATCAAGAGGAGAAGGATCATCAATAAATCTTTCGTTAGTGTAAATTCTTTTTTCTGTTGCTCCTGTGACTACGTCAGTTTCATTAATGTAGTAGTGATGTGGTGCATCGACGTACTTATATACTATATGAGACTGTACTTCCTGTCCAGTAGAACCCCCTGCGATGGTTTCTTTTTGATTTCCGTCACCAATAAATGCAGCGTTACCACTTCCAAGTGTAACATTTTGGACTATTAATTGATTTAAGTCAATATTTTTTCTTACAAGAGTACCACTACACCCAGAAGCCCCTCCAGTAAGTGTTTCTCCTAACTGGAATTTACCAGCGATAGAATTTTCTGTCTGAAAACCTCCATCACTAGTAGGAGTTACGTTAGGATCACAAGTAATTGCAAATCCATTGTACTCAGTATTCAAATATTCTAGTAAAAGTTCTTGTGACATGGGCCAAACTTTATATCCATCGTGCAAAAATTCATTTACTACAAAGAAAGTCCAATAATATTCTGGAGTTCCATATAATCTTTGCGAAGTAATGTCTGGTCTCTCTCCATTTTTTATTTCATACTTCATATACAGAGTAGGAGAGTCAACAAATTCTTGAAGTGGTCGTACACTTCTATAGATATCTACTATTTTTTGAACTGTGCCCGTTCGATTTATGTCATAATCTACTTTTGGAAATAATTTAAAATAGCTCATCTCTAACCTCCAATATTTAATTCATCGTAAGCAGAATCTGCTGTAATTGTTACTTGTTCTATATCATCAAGACTGTCACTATCAGTATATAAATCTTCTCGCGTTAGTTGTCTTTGTTCTTGAAAGGATAATCCTATTGCAGTATCAGTAGGAGCGCCATCTTTGAAGAACATATTTCCACCCTGTTGATTATAATTAGTATTCAAAGATGTCAAATAACTATCTTTGATAGTAGGAAGAAATTTATTTTTATCTCCATTCGGTAAATGGAAAGTAATTCTAAAGAGTGGTGGATATTCTAGTGCAAATCCACTTCCAAGTTTTTTAGGATACATGAATTTTCTAAAAGTATTTTCTATTTTTGTAATAATATCTGATTCTTGTTGAGATGTTGGCATCATTTGGAAATTAAAATTAAAATTTCTTATCTGCATGTCATTAAATGTTGCGGTAGACATATTATTACTCGTAACATTTCCTTGAACTAATCCAATTTTAGTCGCACCTTCTAAACTTCCTCCAGACATTTGATTAATAACTGCAGCTGCAATCGCCTGAGATTCCCTAGTTTTTTGAGTAGTTAATTCATTATTAGAAGATGCCTTTTTACTTCTATTATTTTCAAATGCCGTAATCGCACCAAGATTAATAGTATCAAAAGATGCACCATCTTGAATCTGAAAATCCATAGGAAGAAAAAGATTAATCGCCTTACTCCCACCATCCATATTCATACGACCAGTTTCTTGATTTCTAGTTCTAATAAGAAATCTTACAAAGGGCCGTTCTTCAACATTTAATGGAAATCTTAAATTGTTATCGTTGTTTTGTGCCATATTTTTTACCTTATAAATAGTAATATTAATTAACTATAAGAGTATTTATAATGGCTTATAAAGGGAAATATACAATAAAACACAAAGATAAGTACTTAGGTGATCCAACCAAAGTAGTCTATCGTTCGTTATGGGAAAGACAAGCATTCAAGTGGTGTGAGAATAGTCCCCGCGTTAAGAGATGGAATAGTGAGGAAATTGTTGTTCCTTACAAATGTAAAACAGATAATAGATTACATAGATATTATGTAGATTTATTAGTAGAATTTGATAACAGAAACATTGTTCTCGTAGAAATTAAACCTAAAAAAGAAACACAACCACCTAAAAATCCAAAGAGAAAGACTAAAAGATATGTAAATGAAGTTATGACATATGTGAAAAACACTTCTAAGTGGGAGGCTGCAAAACAATATGCTGACCATAAGGGATGGAAATTTCAGATATGGACAGAGGATACTTTATCTAATCTTGGCATCAAACTTCTGAAAGGATAGTATAAATAGATATATGGCATCTTTATTCGATACATTACAGCTAGGGGCAATAAGGTCTGGAGTCACTTTAAGAACTAAAGAATCTAAAAAGTGGTTTCGCGAGAAGATTGATGGAATGAAAAAACCATCAAGGGCGGCACTATTGAGAGATAGTGCGTTAGAACCTAGTCAAAGAGAAATGATTGGGAATATGTATATGTATGTATACGACCCTAAAACTAAACAAGACCTACCATATTATGATAGATTCCCTTTAGTAATAATGATTGAGAAGTATAAAGATGGATTTTTAGGATTGAATTTACATTACTTACGACCTGATATTAGGGCCAAATTTCTTGATGAATTAATGAGATTGGCTCCAGGAAAAGTAAAGAGTAATTCAAGATTACTTAAGGCGAAGTACTCGTTACTTCAGTCAACAAGAAAATATAAAGAATTTAGACCATGTATAAAAAGATACTTAGGAAGCCAAATAAGGTCTAAAGTAGTAAGAGTTCCTATGACAGAGTGGGAAATAGCTATCTTTCTTCCAACTGATCAGTTTGTTAAAGCATCCAAAACTGAAGTATGGAATGAAAGTATTAAAATTGCGAGAAAAACTTAATGGCCAGTATAGATAAATTAAAATCAACAATTACTTCTCGTGGTGGTATGGCGAGGAAAAATAGATATAATGTCTTTTTCACACCCCCGACGATGTCTTTATTTAATATAGACCCTCAAGCAATTTTATCTAATGTTCTGACAGGACAGGACGTTAGTGTGGGTACTCTCATAAATGATCCAAGAGATATATCAATATTATGTGATTCGGTAACCCTACCGGGACGTTCTCTTTCAACTATGGAGTATCAAGATCAATTTCAAGTTATAAAAATGCCTTACACCTTTGTGGATAGTGAGGTTAATTTTAGTTTTCTTTTAACCAAAGATTACTATATGAAAAGAATATTCGATAATTGGGTAGATGGAATTATTAACGCAAAAGATGCGGAAGGTAAAGTTGTTCCATACCAATTAGGATATAAAACCGACTACTCGACAGACATAGTCATTCAACAGTTAGATGAAGAAGATGTCCCTGTTTATGGAGTTAAGTTAATAAATGCATTCCCTATAAATATTGGTGATATAGAATTAGGGAATGGAAATGAGAATGAATTTTCAAAGGTAGATATTACTTTTGGATATGATAAATATGAAGTAGAAGGACCATTAAGTAGTACTGTATCACAGCTTACTTCTGGTCTTTCTATATTTGGATAATATAATAGGAGAATAAATTATGGCTTTGCCGTTAGTGAATGCGTCTAAGTACGAGGCGACTATACCAAGTACTGGACAGGTGATTGAGTTTAGACCTTTCTTAGTTAAAGAAGAAAAACTCCTTATGGTAGCTTTAGAATCGAAAGATAATAAACTTATCGTAAGAACAATGAAAGATGTATTAAATTCATGTATCTATGGAGATATAAATATTGATACTTTTACTACTTTCGATTTGGAAGAACTCTTTTTAAGACTTCGATCAAAATCAGTGGGAGAGAAAGTAGAATTAAAATTAAAATGTGAAGAATGTGACTATGACAACCCACAAACAGTAAACCTCGATGAAATAGGAATCGACCGGGTTGCTGAAAAGAAGAAGAATATTGTTATGATTAATGATGAAGTTGGTATTGAATTTAGATATCCAGCGTTAAAAGATATAGAAAGTCTTAACGTTACTTCTAATGAAAATACTAAAGAACAGCTGAGAGTGATGAATGGACTTATTATTAAAAGTATTAAAAGTATTTTTGATAATGATAATGTTTATCCAGCATCGGACCAGAGTGATGAAGAACTGGCTGAGTTTATAGACAATTTAAACTCTACACAGTTTAAGAATATTACTAAATGGATTAGTGAGATGCCACAGTTGATTCATAATATAGAATATAAGTGTAACAAATGCGGACACGAGAATAAATTGGAGTTAAGAGGTCTCCAAAGTTTTTTTACTTAGGCCTTTCACATGACAATCTCGTAAACCATTTTAAAACTAATTTTGCAATGATGCAGAATCACGGTTATAGTTTAACGGAATTAGATAATATGTTACCATGGGAAAGGGAGATATATGTCGCCCTACTAGTAGAACACATTAAAGAGGAGAATGAGCGTCAGAAAGCTCAACAGAGAAAATGGAAGAATTAAAAAAAGAAGAAGTTAAAACAAGTTATCACCCAGCCGATACCAACGGCGATGGTAAGGTAACTAAGAAAGAACAAGATATGTACTTAGAGTTTAAAAGAAAAGAACTTGAAGATGCTGATGCAATGAGAGATGCACAAAGAAAAATGGCATGGTTTGCATTAGGTGGAATGTTGTTATATCCATTTGCAGTAGTACTCGCAGTTCTTGTAGGATTAGATTCTGCTAGTAAAATACTAGGGGATATGGCGGCGACTTACTTCGTGGCTGTAGCTGGTATTGTGGCAGCATTCTTTGGTTCACAAGCTTTCTCAAATAAAAAATAGGATTAATTTAAATGGCTGACGATAAAAAAAGACAACAGAATAAACAAGTTTCGGATGCAAAGAAGAACGTCGAGGCCAATAAAGGTGTATTGAAAAAACAAAAGGTAGAATTAGAACGTCAGTCAAATCTACAAGAAATACAAAATAAAATCCAAAAGACTTCTTTAACTGCTCAGAAATTAAGAGATGCAGGTGATGCGAATAATGCAAAAATACTTCAACAGTCACTGGAAGATGTACAAAATCTTTTGTCCAGAAATCAAAATGCAACAGCAGTTGCAAATAGATTAGATGAATTAATTGCTATAGAAGAAAACGCTCAAAAAATAAAAGACGCTGAAAAGGCCAAAAAAGATGCAGCCGATGCAGAAAAAGCCGATAAACAAACCGCTAATGATAAAAGGCAAGAAGGTAAAGAAGAAGAATCCTTAGGAACATCTTTAAATGATTTAACTAATAAATTAAAAGGTGATACTGAAATACTTGCGGCACAACAAGATTTAGGTAGTAGGGAACTTGGTAAAAAGATTGGCGATTTAAGTTTAGGTGCACAAACTACTGACGAAAAGGAAAGAGCAGAAACATTAAAAAAGGCATTTTCAGATGCTCAATCTAATTTAGATGTCGCAATAGAGAGTGGTGATCCAGAGGCCATAAGACTTGCAAAGCAACAAGTTGAAAATTTGAAAAAAACTGTAAAAAGTGAAGAAGATAACAGAGAACAGAGAAAAAAGACAGATGAGGCGAATAGTACTTTACTTGCAATTAGGGATCAGACCCAAGGTTTTAATGATAAATTAAAATCTATGGCGAAAGGTGGTGGATTTGTTGCTGGTTTGGCTGCAATAGTTCTTACAATATTTAGTCCAGAAACATTAGGAGCTGTAGTAATGAAAGTTGTTGAATGGTTTACTACTATAGTAGACGCGTTAGAGGCCTTAATTACTGGTGATATGGAAAAATTTAAAACTACTCTTAAGGATAACTTTGCACTGTTTGCAGGTTTATTAGGTCTTGCCCTAGTATATTTTGGTCCCGCACTACTATCTGGACTCTTTACTGTACTGAATACTATGAAGGCTGTTAGAGCTTTCATGTTAGTCACTGGATTACCTGCAATATCATCTTTCTTTACTGGAATGTTTGCATCAGTAAGTGCAATGTTAATTCCAATGTTACCTTTTATTGCCATAGGTGCTGCAGTAGTTGCAGTATTAGGATTATTACTCTTTGGATTTAATAAATTAAAAGAGAGTTTAGGACCAGGCGCAACTATTATGGACACTCTAAAAGTTGCAATGTTATATTTTGTTGACTTCTTAGCAATGATTGTTAACGGCATTACCTTTATACCTAGAAAAATCCTAGGATTCTTAGGGCCTAAATTAATGAAATGGATTATGGGAGATGATTTTGATACTTCAGTCATTGATAATTTAGCTAAAGGATTTGAAACTAATAGAGGTGCAAAGGCAGCTGCAGAGATAAGAGAAAAGAATGAGGCAGCTGCAGCAGAGGCAGCATTAGAAAAAGAAAGACAATCTAAACTTGGAACTGGAGAAGGTTTTGATATGGGTCAATTAGGAGCTGAGAACGCAGATATTATGGCAGACTTACAGGCTCAAGGATTTAATATACCTTCTACTCTCCAAACTAATGTATCAAATAACTCAAGTAGTTCACAATCAACCACTATTGTAACAGAAAGACCTTCGCGTTCATCTACAATTCTTAATAGTTACAATTCAGCAGTCTTTAGATAAAATTATGGGCAAAATTAGACAATGGTTCCGTGATTGGTTCGACAGAGAAATAGAAAAGTCCTTTCAACGCAAAGCAAATAAACTTCACGGTAAATAAAAAAAAGGTCTCTTTCGAGACCTTGAAAAAACATATTCTATTTTATTCTATAAGGACGTGTCCTATTTAAAGGAGCTCTCCTTAATTATCTTGTGCCAATTTGGCAAAGTAAGATAAAGTGTCCTCTCCATCATCACTAGCTTCTGGAGTATCCATGGCTGGTGAATCGTTAGATGACATAGTTGGTGCTTCCATCACATCAGCGACTACTGGTGCAGCTGCAATTGGTCCAGCCTCAACACCTAAAACTCTATTCAACTTAGTCTTTAATTCGTCATAAGTTTTATAGTTTTCAGGAGTAAGGAATTCTTGAAGTGAATATAGTTTCCCATATACTTCTTGCAACCTAGCCTCATCACCATCATATAAAGAGGATTGTTTTGCAAACTCTGACTTATCATAGTTTACCCAACCTTCTACTTTTCTGATTTTAATTTTAAAATCAGCACCTTCCCAGAAGTCATAAGGATTGATAGGAGTCTCATCTTCAAAAGCAGGTTGCATAGCTTCCATTACTTTATCAAAGATTTTCTTACCAAATTTATAAAGGAATACTTTACCTTCATTTTCTGGATTAGCAGGATCAGATACAACTAGAACATTACTTACATAATGTAATCGTCTTTTCCTTTCCCTTGCGATAGCTTTATCCTCATCTCTACCAGAATTCCATAGAACAGAGTTCATCTCTGATACAGGATCCTGTTGACCGATAGAAGTTAAAGAGTTTTCGATATACCACATACCGGTAGGACCTTGAAAACCATGATCCCAATAACGAGCCCACGGAAGATCTTCACCTTCTGGTTGAGGTAAGAAACGAATAACAGCATAAC